GCATTTATATTTCAAGCTGAAGACACTGATCCAACAAACTTAGTAAGTGGAACAACTTATTATATTAGATATGCTACTGATGATCAACTTTCATTATTTACTACAGCAGAACAAGCTGTAACAGAATCTTCTACAGAAGCAGCAGCAAACAAAATTTCAGTATCAGGAACAATAGCCGCAGCAGATACGCACACTATTACTGATGCAGGATTTGATAGTACACTATCAGGTAATTTCCTTAAAGACGTAGGTATGCCACGCGAAAGTATTGTTAGACGACAGGGCGATACAATGGCCGGCGATCTTTTTCTAAATGATCATCCAGGAGACTTGAAAGGTCAAGGCGCACCTAATGGTCCAGAAGATTTACAAGCAGCAACAAAATTTTATGTCGATAATACAGCATATAGTTCTCCAGAAGTATTAAGTGTTAGTACAATCGGCGATGATACAATGCAAGGTGTTCCTAATGGAAAAGAAGGTACTTCAGACATCTACGCATTTAGAACAATTAATGCAGCTGCACGTAGAGCAGAAGAATTAATTAAAACAGCACCAGAAGAGCCAGGTCCATATTTTCAAACACTAGCACATACTACAGGTGGTACAACTACAGATTGTGTAGTAGATACTCAAGGCGTAGAAAATGGCGTTGCACCAGTTACAAATACAACTCTAAAATTAAATAAAAACTTTTTAATAGCAGAAACATCTGCTTATATAAAATTTACATATCCTAATTTTACATACAACGTAGATACATGTAAAAGAGATTTAGGCTTAATTATTGACAGTTTAAGAATTGATGCTAACAGAGGAAATAATGCTAACAGTTTAACAAGAACAGCTGCTGAAAGATATTATTCAAGTGTAAGTGGTAGAATTGCAATTACTACACAAATAAAACAAACCAAAGACAGTTTTAGATTTTTAGGCGAACTTATAGTTGATGCTGTATTACAAAATGCAAAATTAAATACAAAGCCGTTGCTGTCAACTAATGCTGGCCTAACAGCATACGACGGTACTAATCCAGCACAAGCACAAACACAAAGTGATCACGGATTAAAAGACGGAAACATTATTCAATTCTTTGATGTTAGTGGTGGCCAGGCAACTATTAACGGACAATTTATATATGTTAAAGTAATAAACGCGACTACTATAGAACTATTTGCAGACGAAGACTTAACATTACCTTTTGATAACCAAGCATATGGTAGCTATGGCGGAGTTGGTAGTTTTGGATTACGTTACCAAACTAAATTCCAACAAGACACAACAGGAACACAAGTTAGTGACGGCATTGGCGGTGGAGCAGAACCAAACACAGCTTCAGGTATTGCAAACAATGTTGTACTACTAAACAACATTATTGAAAACGGAATTGATGTAGGTGCTGATATTGTTTATGGTAGTAGATATTTCTTAACTGTTGATAATAACGCAAGCGGATTTATAGATCAAACTAATCCTGATAATGTTGATGCACTACCAGGTAAAGTTATTAAAGGTAAACGTTCAGGTGCTGTTGGTAGAATTATTCAGTTTTCACAGACTACAAATGAAACTACCTTCTTCATGCAACTGTTAGAGCCAAAAGAATTTGATGCAACACAAGACAATGCAACACAGGCTCCAGGTGAAGAACTTGAGATGGGTAACTTTGTTAAAGCCAAGCAAGTTACAATTAGAATTGAGTCAGGTATCTACGAAGAAGATTATCCAATTAGACTTCCAAATAACGTATCACTTAAAGGTGATGAATTTAGACGAGTAATTATACGTCCTAAGAATCGTGTATCACAAAGTAAATGGGCACAGACATACTTTTACAGAGATAAAGAATTTGATGGTAATACTCTACTTACAACTGGTACACCTTTTACTAACCAGTCAGGCGAAGTAACAGGATTCTTTGGATTTAACTATCTTACAACAAATACTAAAGCAATTAATGTAGGTTCAAATGTTAATAATCTAGGAAAATATAATAAATCTGCGAGTATTATAAAATCAAATAAAGAATTTATAATTGATGAAGTTATTGCATTCATTAATGCTACATTTGTTAATACAGGGTTTACATACGATGAAGCAAAATGTAGACGAGATAGTGCAATTATTTTAGAAGGTGCAGGATTTGATATTGCATTTGGTACAAACTATAATGCTGTAACAAACGGACTTGCATATCAAAGAGCAAATAGTGCATATGTACTAAGTGACCAGTTTAACGCTACAATAGGTGCTATTACATTCTTAAGAGATGCAGCACAAACACTAGCAACAAACGGTGGTGGAGATGCAACCACAAATACTAGACTACTTGCTTACTTTAATGAAATTATAGACATTGCGACAAATGGTGTTGTAAGCACAGATACAAGTGCAGACGCACTAGTATTTCCAGTGCCAGGCGCATTACCTACAACCGATGCCAATGATGCCGCTTTACACTTACAAGCAAACAGAAATTTTTTAGCAGCAGAAGTAGTTGCATTTGTAAATGCTAATACTCCTCCAGCAGGATATAATCAAGCAAAATGTTTACGTGATGCAAAGTATCTCGTTGATGCATTAACATACGATATTTTATACGGCGGTAACTATGCGTCAAGAATAGTTGCTGAGAGTTATTTTGAAGGTGCTGTGGCACAACTTCCTGTAGCACAACAAACTAAGACAGTAAACTCATATACACACATTAGCACAGTTATTGGCAATGTAGTGCAAGGTGTTAGTGTTACACCAACTACTGGTAACGTAGAAGTACAAGACACATCAAATGCTAACGCTGGAGCAACAGAAGCAACTCAATTAGATACATTGATTACTATCGTAACTGATGTTATTACAGCAAACGGAATCAGCGGATTGCCAGCAGAAGTTATGCCAGTTGTTACAAACGAGAGTGCAACTGAACAAGCAGCAAAAGCGGCAATCGATGCTGGTGCAGCTGCAACAATCAACAATGTAATTACATACATCGATAGTAATTTCTTAAACTTTACATACAACGAAGTAAAATGTCGAAGAGACACAGGTTACATTATTGATGGATTAATTAAAGATTTACAAAGAGGCGGCAGAGAGTTTGCATTACAAAATCAGGGCGAATATTTTAGTGCATATGTTGGCGGCGGCTTTGCAGGACAAGAAAATGAAACAGCAGCAGCAATTGGTCATATCAGTACACTAGCTGCACAATTACTTGTAGGGACAGCACCAACAAAAAGTGCAGGTACACAATTTGATCCAGACGTTTCTCAAGGTGCATCAACAACTACTTGGGCATCAGGTGTTAGTTATACACAAGGCGACTTTGTTGTAAGAGGTACTGGCGGTGGAGCAAGATATTACAGAACAACTACAACACATACTTCTGTTGCAGGTGACGAAGTAGTAGAAATAGGTACTGGCCAGACTATACTTACAACAGATAAATGGCTTGAAGTTACTCAAGATGTATCACTAGTTGGACAACTAATTGACATTGTACAGTATCCGTTAGAAAACCCAAGTTTATATAATCCACCAAAACGCAACAACGAAATGGATGTGTTCTTAATGGACGATGCGACTATTGTTCGTAACGTAACAGTACAAGGACATGGCGGATTTATGTGTGTGCTTGATCCAGATGGACAAGTATTAACTAAATCACCATATATCCAAACAGCATCAAGTTTCTCTTTAAGTGCAAACAAGAAAGCATTTAGAGGTGGTATGTATGTTGATGCCTACACTGGTAACATACCAATGCGTATTATTGGCAACAGTGGAAACTCAACCGACGTTAGTATTAGTGGTGGTAATGTAACTTTAAGTGCATTTGCTATTGGTGTAGAAAGTTTAGATGTAGGCGGCGAGCCACAAGGACTTAAATTAAGATTACCACAATTACCAGCGCCATTCTACTTTGAAGGAATACGTTATCAGGTTAATGCTATTTCAAACTATGATAGTGGTTTAGGTAGAGCAATTCTTTATCTAGATCCTAATAGTAATAGCGGAACTGGCTATACAAAATCAGGCACAGATTCACCAGGTGATGCTGGACACAATGCCCAAGACACAATACAAGACATATTTTTACAAACAGCTGGTAACAGATCAATACTAGGTAACGACTTTACACAAATCAACGATTTAGGATACGGCCTTGTAACTAATAACGGTGCATTCTCTGAAATGGTTAGTATGTTTACATACTACACACATGTAGCATACTATGCGGCTAATGGTTCAGAGATTAGATCACTAAACGGTTCAAACGGTTATGGTAACTTTGGCTTAGTTGCTGAAGGTGCAGATCCAAACGAGATTCCAGATCAGGTTACTACTGTAAGAGATACTAACCAGTCAGTAAAAGCATTTACATATGCATCAGGCGGATTTACTAATGCATTGGCAGATACGACTTTCACAGCATATGACTTTAGAGAAAGACCATTAAAAAATAGTTTTGTTTTTGTTGATCATGCAACAGCAGGGCCACTTAACTATAAAATTACAAATGTAGTAAATTTATCTACACCAAACAACGACGGAGATTCAGGAGCGGAAGGTGCTCCAGTTGTAACTGGTATTAATGCACTTGATGCAACAATTGGTGGCGGAAACGGTTTCACAGGTACACCTCCAGGTGGTAGCGGAATATTTACAAATATTCTACAAAAATCAGCATCAGGAACAGGAACAGGAGCAAAGTTTAATATAACTTTGGTTTCAGGAGTACCTACTATTACATTAGCAAACAGCGGATCATCGTTTGCTATAAATGATGATATTGTAATTAGCGGTGCAGATATTGGCGGCGCTGATGTAACAAACGATCTTACTGTTAAAGCAAGTTTAGTTTATGAAACAACAACAGGCACATTCAGTAATGATATTTACAGACTAACAATTCAAGAAGGATCAAGCAACGCTGACTTCTTTCCAGACTTACAAGAAGCACTCGCACATGACAGTATTATAGAATATAGACATGGTGAAACTTTATTGTTTGATGGTGTTGCAAGTCAAAACATTACAGAACGTCCTAGTACAGCTATTAACTTTGATGAAAGTGATTTACAAACTTATCGTAGTACAGGATTCACTACAAAAGACGATCAAAACTTAGATCTAACTGGTACACAAATTAAAGCGGTGTTTGATACTGACTTTAAATATGTTCCTATAACATTAGATCCTCTAACAAACGCTACAAACGCTTCGTTAGTAGGTGGGTCAGGTACAATGGGTGCAGCAACAACAGACACGTATTTGACTGTTAATGGTCTATCAACTGTTAACGCAGCTAGAATTGTTCAAGATGCTACAGATGCTTCTACACAAGCAATCAAGAATCCAGGTGATGCTGGCTATGGTGGCGGTATGATATTTACATACGGTTCGAGAACACTACAGATTATTGAGTACGGCGCTGTATACACAGGAACAATAACAACATTAACTGTGGACGGCGGCACAAATGACGTAACTATCAATACTACCACGGCACACAACTTAGTAAACGGTAACAAAATTCTCCTTACAGGATTACAAGGAACAACTCAGTTAAATGATATAGAAAAATTTGTAGGTGATGTTACATCAAATGAATTTGTTTTATATGATGATGCAGGGCAAACAATAGCTACAGATGGTAGTACATTCGGAACATACGTTGGCGGAACAGGAACGTTTACTAAAACAGATACTCCGTACTATATTAAAACACAGGCTATTACAGCAAATGATGTAACTGGGAATACTAATAATGACATTGGTACTATTTCTACAGTAAGAGATGTGTTAGCAGGCATAAGAGGCGGAACAACAGCAGAAATTACTATTGCTATATCGTTACTACGTGCAACAGGACATGACTTTACTGAAATAGGTACAGGCGGATTTAATACAAGTAACTATCCAAATGTGTTGTTAGGCGAGCCAATTGGTGGCGCAACAGCAAAAGCAGGTTATTATACTGATGCAGATAATGCAACAAGTTCACAGGTATGGGAAAGAAGAAAAGGTAGAGTATTCTTTATTACATCAGACAACGACGGCTTCTTTAGAGTTGGTAAGTATTTTGTTGTAGACCAATCAACAGGTTCAATTACATTCGCAGGTGAAGTTGGTATTTCAAGAGCAGCTTCATTAGGATTTAAAGAAGGTGTTACAATTGATGAATTCTCAAATGATGAATTATTTACAGACTTATCAGACACAGCAGTTCCAACAGAAAAAGCGATTGCAAATTATGTAAGTAGAAGACTAGGACATAGTGGCTCTGCACAACTTACAGGCTCTAATAGAATTGCTCCTGGGTTTATGGCATTAAATGGTTCAACAGCAATGGAATCTAATATGGATATGGGAAGTAAAAAAATTGCTAACCTATTAGATCCTACAGATGCAAACGATGCTGTTACCAAAGACTTCTTAGATCAAGCTGTATCTGCTTATGATGAACTTAATGACTTGCGTAACTTTACTAATCACAGTGTTACAGCTGGTAATACATTTAAACAACTTATAGCACCATCAGGTGTTAGAAAAATTGTTGTTGAACCAGAATCAAGTACACTATATGATCCAGCAAGTGCAAACAAAGCGATTACAGGTTCAGGCGGAGCAACAGGTACATTAATTGCAAGAGAAGCACGTTTTGACAAAGTAAGAAATGCAAATGTTGTAATACTTACATATACTCCAGGAGCAACAGACTTTAGTTTGTTAGGATCAGTACAGCAAACAAGCCCAAGTGTTTCAAGTGCAATACTAGAAGCACCGATTGATGAAGTTGTTAATGCTGTTGAAAGCACAGCAAGTGATATTAACTTAACTGTAACTAGAGGTGTATCAAATACAGAATTTGATCTACAAATTGAAGCACAAGCAATAATAAATGCAGATGTTAACGATGCAGCAGCGATTGCACAAAGCAAGCTGAATATGAATGCAGCTTCAACAAGAGCAAACGCTACAGGCATTGCACAGGCAGATTTAGGGCTTGCAAGTTTCGATGATGATGACTTTACGGTAACAAATGGTTGGGTAACTATAAAAGCAAACGAAATTGATCTAGCAGACTTACCATTATTAACACAATATCAAATGTTTGGTAGAACTACAAACAGTAGTGGTAGTCCACAAATTGATACATATGCAAACGTCGTTGACAAAGGTCTAGGACTTGCAGATGGCGACTTTGGTACAGCACTAGCATATGGTAATCCAGTTAACGATCCAGGACAAGCATTAATTAAAACAGGAGCAGGAGCATATAGTGTAAGTGAAATTGCTTACAACAACGAAGCAACATCAATTGCTAAACGTGACAGCAATGGTAGTTTACAAGCGACTAAATTTATTGTAGGTGGTACAGCAACTAATGTTGTATTATCTGAAAGTGCAAACACACTAACATTTAGTACTCCAGAAGGTGGAACAATACTAACATCAATTGGATCGTCTAAGCCTTCAATAGAAACAGGTGGCGCTATAAATGTTGGAGATATACCAAGTGTAGTCGAAAGTCAATTCCACAAAGATTCACCATACGGTACAGTTGGTGGAGCAGGTGGATCAACAACAGAAACATCTAGTTTAGCAGCACGTTGGATGTACACATCATTTATTGAGGCGGCCAACGAGAAAGATGCTACAGGAACAGGTATTGGTCTTGGAAGTAACACTGGATTTGCTGCAGGTGGTGCTGATATTATAACTTTTGTTACAGGCGGTGCAGTACAGGGTAAAATAAGCAGTGTTGGATTTACTGGAGCTGTTGTGGGCAATGTAACTGGTAACGTATCTGGTTCTTCGGGTAGTTGTACAGGTAATGCTGCTACAGTAACTAATGGAGTTTACACAACTGGTGCGCAGTCAATTGCAGGATTAAAAACATTCACAGGTGGAGTTACTCTTCAAGCTACTGATGCACTTACAGTAAGAACTATAACAACTGGTGCTGCAGCTACAACAGGTACTATAACTGGTAGATGGAGTTTAGGTGCAAGCTCACGCTTTGAAGCAACATACGCTGACTTAGCTGAGTACTACGAAGGTGATATAGAATATGCTGTTGGAACAGTTCTTGTATTTGGTGGTGACAAAGAAGTTACACAAAGTACAGAACATCGTTCAACAAGAGTAGCAGGTGTAGTAAGTGATCAAAGTGCGTATACAATGAATCAAGAATGTCCAGGCATTAGAACACTTACAGCATTACAAGGTAAAGTTCCTGTAAATGTAATTGGAAAAGTACAAAAAGGCGACATGCTAGTTGCTAGTTCAATAGCAGGATATGCTGTTGTTGATAACGATCCTAGAGTAGGAAGTGTTATTGGTAAGGCAATAGGTACTAAAGATGATACAGAAAGAGGAACAGTCTATGCTGTTGTAGGTAGAGTATAATGAAAGAAATAAATACATATAGCGAGGAACAAAATGGCCAATAGATATCCTTTAGTAGTTGATACAACTAATAATAATAAAATAAAAGAAATACCCAATGGTGATAATCTATTACTAACAGGTAATAGTATTACAGGTGTAATAGATATTACAGCTAGTGGAAATATAAATGTTGCTGGCATTAATATAACTGGAACACTTACATACCAAGGTAATCCTTTAACAAGTATTGCTACAACAGCTGCATACAGTGATTTAACTGGCGTGCCAACAAACGTAAGTCAATTTGCAAATGACGCAAGTTATAGATCCAATGGCGATAATGTAAGTGTGTTTACTAATGATGCAGGTTACTTAACAACGGTTGCATTTACAGATTTAACTACAACACCAACAACACTAGGTGGTTACGGTATTATAGATGCGGCAACAAGTATACAAGGTTCGTTAGCAACATCAGCACTACAGCCTGGCGCAAATATTTCAACACTAAACAACGACAGTGGGTTTGTTACACTCACACAATTAACTGACGGAACTGTTACTGTAGACGTAAACAATTCCGGCGACTTAGTTGGTAGTGTGTTTGCAGATGATTCAACTATGATGGTTGACAGCATACTAGCCGCAATCAACTTAGACGGAACAATAAGAGGTCACGTTAGACCCAATGCTAACCAACACGCCACATGGGACTTAGGTAGTAACGCTGTAAGATTTAACAATGCTTATTTTGCAGGCGCTCTATATGGTGGAATTGTTGCAACAACAGCAACACCACCAACAGCAAATGCTGATCCTGGTGACACAGGCGAAATAAGATATGATGACAATTACTTGTATATAAAAACAGCATCTGGTTGGAAGCGTACAGCATTAAGCGGAATAGTATAACGGAGATAACAAATGGCAATAACTAGAATAAATGTAGGAACACTAGCAAACGATGGAACAGGTGATGACCTAAGACAAGCGTTCGTAAAAGTCAACAACAACTTTGATGATTTAGATGCTAGGACAGAAGGACAAGCTACAGCAGGTAACTTAGGTGCAGGCACTGGAATATTTTATTCTAAAGAAGCTGGTGTTATAGGATTGAAGAGTTTAGTTTCCGGAACAAATATTCAAATAACCAACGATGCAGATACTGTTACTATTAGTAACGAAGGAACTATTGTACTACAAGGTTCAACAGGTACAGGATCTATTGCAGGAGCTAGTAGAACACTACTGATAAATGGTGGAGATAATATTACTACTAACGCATCAAGTAATAGTATTACAGTCAATATTGATCCTTCAGGATTGGTACTGAGTGATACTACACCACAATTAGGCGGACCACTTAATGCAGATAATAATAACATTGTTAATGTAGGAACTATTACAGCAACTCAGATCAACGGTGCACATACAGGAACTATTGATGGCGTAAACTTTACAACTTTCTATAATAGCTTAGGCAACGCTTTAGGATTTGATTACGGTTCAATAATAGTAAACGTAACTAATGCGTTAGACTTTTTTGTATCACAACAATCAATAAATTATGGAACAATCGTTTCGCCAGGTGGCACAGGCTCAGACTTTGGAGCAATAGTATAGCGATAAATATGCTATATAAGGAAATAATATATGGCAAACTATTGGAATAAAAATTCAGGTGAAATACTGTTTACTTTAAACGAGCAAGTTACTATTGCTCCTTTTTCATTACCTTTATCAGAACCTTCTGCAACTATAACACTTATAAGTGGTAGTTTACCAGGTGGTATATATTTAGACGGTACAGTATTAAGAGGTACACCTAGAGAAGTTTCAAAAGAAACTACCAGTACATTTGTACTTAGGGCAACATACAATAATGAAATAAGTGACAGAACTTTTAAAATTGTTGTAGTAGGAGCAGACAATCCGCTATGGCAAACACCTGAAGGATTACTTGCTCTAGGTAATAACAATACCTATTTTATTTTAGACAGTGCACCTGTAGATTTTCAATTACAGGTTTTAGATACTGATACAGAAGCAGGACAAGTATTAGAATATTTTATAGGAAGTAGAGGCGGAACATTACCACCTGGGATTAAATTAACTTCAGATGGAAGATTAGTTGGTATTGTTGATCCTATTAGAGCAATTGAGCTTGCCACTGCAACAGGTAAATTTGACGAAGTGGGATACGATCAAGATGCAAAAGCAGGATTTGATTGGAGTGTTCCGGATAACAATGGCTTCGATAGTTTTTACTACGATGTAACTACATACGATTTAAGTACACCAACTAAATCACCCAAGAAACTTAATCGTTATTATGAATTTACTGTGAGTGTAAGTGATGGCGATTCTATATCAGATCGAACATTTACAATTTATGTTGTAGGTGATGATTTCTTACGTTCAGACAATACAATTATGCAAGTTGGTACTGGAACATTCCAAGCAGACATAACACACATTAGAGTTCCAATTTGGATTACTCCAGGTGACTTTGGATATAGACGTGCTAATAATTATGTAACACTAGTATTAGACATAATTGATCCTAATACACTAAGTGGAGTTGTAAGTTATTATTTAAAAACAACCAACGATGATGGATCAGCAAGCATACTTCCACCAGGATTAGAACTAGATGCAACATCAGGCGAAATTGCAGGGCGTGTACCTTATCAGCCAGCTGTTACAAAAGAGTATAACTTTACTATTGCGGCACAGCGAATAGGTTATGATGTTGACAGAGTACAACTTTTAAAATATGCATTTGAACAAACTAACCAAGGGCTATCTCAAATTAAAATTAATAAGTTTGATTCTCAATATTTAGAATACATTCCTGGCAGAGAATTTACTTACCTAGGAAGAACATATCAAGTATTAAATGTATTATCTACAGTTAGTACAGAATATGATATATTAAATCTTACTACACCTTTATTAGATACTGTTCCAAAAGCCGTATCTATAAACCTAGGCACTATAACACTATCTGGTCAAGAAGTAGCTACAAGTAAAAAGAAGTTTACAATAAAACTTTTAGGGGAAATTGATAGTACAATTAATTGGAACACAGCTGCAAACTTTGGAAACTTTAGTGCAAATTACATAAGCACACTATCAGTAAGTGCTACTACAACCGTTCCAAACGGAACATTAATTTATACAATTAAATCAGGTACGCTTCCGCCTGGCCTAACATTATCACTAGACGGTGAAATAATTGGTAAGGTTAATAGCTTTGGACAATCTGGAAAGCCCGGATTGACTATATTTGATTCAGGATCTTTAAAACTAGACCAAAATGATACTAGATTTGATAGAACATATACATTTACAGTTACAGCTAGAGATCAATTTGGATTTAGTGCAATTGATAGACAATTTACTATTACTCTTGCTGATCCTGATAATAAATTATATAGTAACTTATATATGGCACCTATGATGACTCCAGAAAAGCGTAGAAGTTATGCTGACATAATTAACAATAGTGCAATTTTTACTCCGGAAACTTTGTATCGCCCTAATGATCCTAACTTTGGATTACAAAATACAATTAAGATGTTACTGTATCCAGGTATTGAAACTAAGAATATACAAGAATATGTAGGAAAATTATCACAAAATGCAAAACGTAAACGATATCATTTAGGAAAAATAAAAACAGCAGTTGCTAAAACTCCTGGCACACAAAAAGCTATATACGAAATAGTTTATCTAGAAGTTATAGATCCTCAGCAATCAAAAACAACAAAGAAAACTAAGAAACAAATTAAAATATCTAACAACGATAAAATACTTGTAAACAGTACCAAGTATACAACAACTGACGAATTTTACGACAGTGAATTATATAAAATTAAAATTGGAACAAGAGAAGGTACTGACGCTATACATAAGTTTGGGGACGACTTGAAAGTACTAAAGCGAGACAGTATTTTTGTTAAATCACAAAATATTACAACAAATGATATTCCTTTAAAAATAGCACCTGATTTTGATGTACTAAGCAGAGCAGGAACTCCATACCAAGTACCATTTGTTCCAGGAGTGTTAATAAGTCGTAAGTTAAGACCAGATCCTGAAAATACTGTTACAGTTGATCTACAAGGCATATCAGTAGACGGTTCACAAGATACAACTAGATATAATAGTTCAATTGATCACTTAAAAGACAACATAAGATCAATTGGCGAAACAGAAAAGAATTTTATGCCTTTGTGGATGAGATCGAGTCAACCAAATCAGATTGCTGAATTGGGTATGATAAATGCTATTCCATTATGCTACTGTAAACCAAATACAGGTGCAACAGTAGCAAATAAATTAAACTTAGAAAATATAGACTTTTCTATATTTGACTTTGATATTGACCGTGTATTAATAGATAGTACACAAGGTGTATCAGACGAACAGTATATTGTATTCGCAAATTACGAGTACAACGTATAACAATGATAAATATAAAGCAGGAGAAATAAATATGGCCAGTACAATTACAACAGTAGGGTTTAACGAAGCGTACCCAGTAGCAGGACAAGACAACGATAGTCAAGGATTTCGTACTAACTTTTCAGTTACAAAAACAGCATTAGAAACAGCAACCACAGAAATTACAGCTCTACAAGCAGGTACAGCAAAATTAAATGCTGACAACGACTTTAATGGTAGTAAGATACAAGAAGCAGAAATGCTTGCAAATACTGAAACAGTGTATGCAAACGGAGCAGTTGGAACATCACAAAATATCAGTTGGGAATTTGGCCATTACCAGACTGTACAAGTAACTGGAGATGTTACATTAACGATTGCTGACCTTCCTGTAAGTGGTAAATTAGGTAAGATGCGTTTAGAAATTTCAGCAAATGATGTAGCAAGAACTGTAATATTTGCAGGGGAAGGCGGATCAACTATGAAAACTGATGCAAACTTTCCTAATCCGTTCATTGTAACAAGTTCAAGTAATCCTATGATTATTGACTTTTGGACAACTAATGGTGGAACGTCTTTATTTGCACAAAGTCATGGTGTGTTTAGTTAATGTTTAATCCTTTAGTAGATAGCTTTTCTAAATTATCAGACTCAGAAGTTGAAGATAAAATAATAGAACTATCACGAAAATATGTTCAGTCATATAATCCCCAACTACAAATGCAAGTTGGTACTATATTAGAAATGTATAAAGAAGAATTAAGAGCCCGTAGAGCAAAAGCAAATATGCCTACTGATAATGGTGAAAATTCTCTTGACAATCTAATAAAAATCAGTTAAAATACATGTATGCTTATGAAAACAGACTCTCTCGGTATCCCGCGATTTACAAATAAAGACTTAGTTGATATGATCTATACAGGTCATGCTGATAAATGTCATGTGGTATTGTGCGATCCAAGTGATGATATTGATCAATTTAATAAGGCAATGAGAGATCAGTACTTGCCTGAGCTTAAACAATATATACCAATTGATGTAGATAAACAAACATTTGACGGAGTATGTCAAGGTGAATGGTTTATGCCCGACGAATATAAAGATATTAATGTTTATGAATATGTATTAGGTAAAGCACATACTCCATGTCCACAACATGTACAAGATCGTATATGGGAAGAAATGGAGCAGTACAAACAACGTGATATGCATAACTTATTACGTTATATGATCTACTTGGTAGACTTTATGCGTGAAAACAATATTGTATGGGGCGTAGGTAGAGGATCAAGTGTAGCAAGTTATGTGTTATACTTAATAGGCGTACACAAGATAGATTCAATCCAGTTTGACCTGGACTGGAGAGAGTTCTTAAGATAAGTACTAATATAACTAAGGAGGTATAATTATGCCAATGAAGCAAACAGGACGTAAGTTACATAAAAGTGCTAACGGTAAAATCGTTGATATGGATTTACTACGTCAAAAAAATGAACTAACACCTGCAGTAGGTAATGTACGAGTAAATGCTCGCGGTGACGAATTAGGCCCCGGTGGTCAAATTATCCGTAAACGTGAAGATATTATGAACGAGTACTATGCATCTAACCCGGGTATTAAAGAAGAGACTCCAGTTAATCAAGATCAAAAAGATCTTACTGATGATTGGGTAGAAGACGAAAACGGAAACTTTATTCAAAAAGGACAATAAACTATGAAGCTAGACGGTGGTGGCCCAAAACTTACAACTAAGATCAAAGGCGAACTTACGCCAGTACAAAATAGAGTATTAGTTAGCCATATGCATTTTGGTGAGCAAAAGACAGCTGGTGGACTAATTATTAGAAGTGACGACGGCGAGACTAGAGGCATTTATCCACGTTGGGGTAAAGTTTATGCTAAAGGTCCAACTAATGACGATCCATATGAAATTGGTGACTGGGTGCTAGTTGAACATGGCCGTTGGACTCGTGGTATTGAATTAGAGCAAGATAGCGGTGTAAAACTTATATTAAGAATGGTAGAAGCTGAAAGTATTCTTGCTGTATCTGATGAAAAGCCAGACGATGTAACATTAGGCAAAGAATACAACGATGGTGCTGTTGCAGACATCGACCCACAACAATTTGTTAACGCACAATAGAGAAAGTAAAGAAATTGAGTAATATCGATCTAAACAAATACAAAGACTTTGTACGAGAAGTAACAAGTAACGAATCACTATCAAGTATGCAGATGTATAATCGTATCGTTGATATTGAAACTACTGAAAGCAAAATGAAAGTAAACATGGCGCAACTAATGACTGGTGCTATCGGCATTAGTGCAGAAGGTGGCGAGTTTATGGAAATTGTAAAGAAGTGTGTATTCCAAGGTAAGCCTATGGACGAAGACACACAGTTTCATGCCATGCGTGAACTAGGTGACATTATGTGGTACTGGATGAATAGTTGCAGTGCATTAGGTATTGATCCTAATGATGTAATTGCTGAGAATGTACGCAAACTTGAAAAACGTTATCCAGGCGGTGAGTTCGATCCGTACTATTCAGAAAATAGACAAGATGGAGATCTTTAAAGACTTTGAATGGTATGACTTTGTAGTAATAGCGGTTTTCGCTAAAGTAATGCAGGTCTTAGTTATTGTTACATTAATGGGCGGTGGCTTAGTATCAGCTACTATCCTGTTTGTAACATGGGAACTTTGGAAAGCCTACGAAAAATTTAGAGCAAATAGTACTTGACTTCTATTAGTTTTTACGTTATAATTAACTTAAATTAATAGGAGTTTTCTTTTGACTACACACGCAACTATAGATATTGAAACAATTGACACTTGCCCAGAAGCAACTGTACTAAGTATAGGGTGTGTTAAATTTAATCCATTAGATAATAGTGAACCCCACAGTGAATTGTATTTTAAAATTAACATAGATGATCAAGACCGTCTTGGTCGTACTGTAAGTGACGATACAATAGAGTGGTGGAGCAAGCAAGATCCTAAGATTATGGAAGAAGCATTCAATCAAAAAGATGCTATTACAGTAGATGAGTCTTTACGCAAGTTAAGTAAATTTGCTGTTGGTGTTGATACGTTTTGGGGACAAGGATACGGTTTTGACTATACCATAATGGAAAACATGTTCCGCCAAGGCGCAATGCCTATTCCGTGGAACTTCTGGCAAATAAGAGATTCTAGAACACTTTTTGGGTGTTGCAAGAGTGATCCACGTAAACTAATACAGAACGATTTACACAACGCATTAGCAGATGCATACTATCAAAGCAAAGCAATTCAAATTGCATACAAAGAACTAGGAGTACAACGTTGAAAGAATTATGGGTAGAAAAGTATCGTCCTAAGACGGTAGACGGATATGTGTTTCGTGATGAAGCACAAAGAAATCAGGTGAAGACATGGATAAAAGACAAAACTATTCCGCATTTATTATTCTCTGGAAATGCTGGCATTGGAAAGACGACCTTAGCAAAACTATTATTCAACGAGTTAGATCTAAACGACTTAGATGTACTAGAAATAAACGCTAGTCGGACAAACTCAGTAGATGATGTACGTGATAAGATTGTAAACTTTGTACAAATGATTCCATTTGGAGACTTTAAGGTTGTGCTACTTGATGAGGCAGATTATTTGTCGCCAAATGCACAAGCGGCACTACGTGGTGTTATGGAAGAATATCACACAACAGCAAGATTTATTTTAACATGTAACTATCCTAACAGAATTATTCCTGCACTACACAGTAGATGTCAAGGCTTTCATATTGCTAAGATTGATCAAACAGAATTTACAGCAAGAGTTGCAGAGATTCTTATTACAGAAGGTGTAACTCCAGACTTAGATACACTTGACACATACGTTAAAGCAACATATCCGGACTTACGTAAGTGTATTAATACAGTACAGATGAATGTACAAGACAACAGTTTGCTAAGGCCTAATGAAGGCGACACAGGCGAAGCTGACTGGAAACTTGATATGGTTGAACTGTTTAAAGCAGGCAAGATTAACGATGCACGTAAACTATTGTGTGGTGCTGTACGTTCAGAAGAAATGGAAGAGATCTATCGCTGGCTTTACGACAACATTGAATTGTTCGGCGACGATGCACAACAGGATCAAGCCGTGTTGGTTATTAAGCAAG